CATTATTATAATAATTATTATTACATTTACAACATCTAGTAATAATAAAAGGTAACATTTTATCATATGGACAATAATAAGCCTGTAAATAATTATCATCAGTAATATGTATTTTTAACTTCATCGTTAATTCCATTAGAGCCATGTTTTTTATAACTTTAATATAATTTATTTTAATAATTGAATTTTTAAGACGAATACTATAAATATAATTAATAATCTCATCTGGTAAATCATAAAAATAATTGAACATATAAAATGTATAATTAAATAATTTTTTATATATGAATTTATCAATCAATTTTTTAATTATTAATGAATATATAATGAATATATAATGAACATATAGATTAATAATTAAAAAATTGATTGAAATTAATTATATTAAAATAATTAAAAAGATAATAAATCATATGGACATTATTAACTTTAAAAATGGATTAGGTAATACACCTTTGATGTGTGCTATTAAATATAAAAACTTGAGAATTATAGAAAAATTGTTATATTCATCAAATATAGATATAAATATTCAAAATAATATAGGAGATAATGCTTTGATTTATGCTGTTAAAAATAAAGATTTAAGTGTTGTAGAAAAATTATTAAATTGTGTTAATATTGATTTGAATATTAAAAATAATATTGGAAATAATGCTTTAATGTATGCTGTTATAAATAAAGATTTAAGTATTATTAAAAAATTGTTGAATTATGATAATATTAACATAAATATTGAAAACAATATTGGATATACACCATATACATATGCATTAGAGTTTTGTAATGATGAAATAATATCATTATTTCAATCATTTTTAAATAAATCAAATACTAATTATCTTCTTTCATCAATATGTGATGCTGTTCATAATAAAGATTATCCTACAATATCAAATTTGTTACTAAATAAATGTGATATTGATGTAAAAGATAGTAATGGATATACCCCATTTCTATATGCTGTTGCAATGAATGATAAAACTACAATAGATTTATTTTTAAACATTGTGGGTTTTTCTTGTTTTGAAGAAAAAATTAAAATCGATGGTTTAATTTTAAATCCTGCTTTATTGGCCGGATTTTATAATCATAATAATTTAAGAACTTATTTGGCATTAAAAAGATTAGAGCTTTTTAACAATAAGTAAATTACAATTTTTATTTATGTTATTTAAGAATAAAAAAAACTCCAAAAAGAAAAAAAGAAGTCCTAAAAGAAAAATTTCTAATTATAAATAGCTACACCTTTACGAGCTTTTTGAATATCATAAAATAATGGATTATTTTTAAATTTTTTTAAAATATCTTTAGTAAAACATTCTTGATCTCTTGTGCCTAGTAAAAAATTTACTATACTAAAATTTTTTCCTAAATTTCTTTTTAAAATATAAATATATATACTAGTTCCTAGTATACTTATTAAGAAACTAATTATAAATAAGAAATTATTAATATTTGTGTATTGTTCAATTAATTTACTATTTTTTTCATTAATTTCTTTATTTTCTTCTAACTTAATTTTTAAATCACTTATATATAAATCAATAATATAAATTAAACAAATTAAAAATATAGCACTTATAGTTATAATTGTTGGCGCTCTCATAATAAAAATAAACCAAAAATATAAAATAAAACTTTGAGATATTCTCTGATATATATTTAATTTATCTTGAACTAATCCTACAAAAAATAACATAATAAAAAATCCAATAATATGTTTAACAAACATATATTCTTTCATAAAATTTCTTATACCACAAGAATATATATCTCCTACATAGTTTCCAGCAATAATAAATAAAAATATAGATAATTTGCTAACTATTTGTGAAAAGTCAGTCAAGGATTCATAATTTATCATATTATATATAATAGTAGATTATTAATAATTAATAAAGAATTTCATGTTGTTTATATAAACAATGTTGTTTTTCAATATTACATAAAGTATCAATTTTAAAAGGGTCTATTTTTTGATTTTCAGAACTTTGACTTGTTAATTCATTATAAATTACATTTTTTTTTAATTTTTCACTATTTGCGATCCAAAATTTTATAATACAAAAATTTTTCTTAGGACTAATTGATATTCCATTAATATTATCTATTAAACTTTTATCATTTATTAAAGTTTCACCAATTAAATAATAATTTAACTTTTTCCATACATCATAAACATAGTCAGTTGTTATTTTATATGAAATACAACCACCTTTACTATTGTCTGGATCTTCCCATATTGGTTTAATATTATTTTTCATAATAAATAACATACATTTTTCGACTATTTCTTTGTTAATTCCTTCAATTAATGTAATACAATCTTCTAATGTATGAAATGATGATACTTTTTTGTAACTATTTATACTCCAATCTGTATCATATGGTAAATGTAACCATAATGTCCAATTATTATTTAAATCATGCATTATTTTAATTTAAATAATATATTTAATATTTTTTAATTATATATTTTTTTATTAAATTTTTTATTCATTTTTATCTAATTCTTTTTTAGCATTGTTATTCCATCTATGTTGTTGTTCAGGGGTTAAATTATTCCATTTATCGTCTATTATTCTATTTAATGATATTTCAGAATAAGTAGGATATTTATTTTTTGTTTTTTGATATTTGTTAATTCTAAATAATAATTGTCCATCTAATAAATAAGTTTCATTATACTTTTTTTTATAGGATTCAAAATCAGAATTGTTTGATAATTTACCAATATTTAGTTTATTTGTATATGTTCCTTTGTTATAGTTTTGATTATTGAATATATAATTAATATTTAAAAATGAAGAAATACTTTGTATAAAGTGATTCTCTCCTAGAATATTTACTAATCTATCAACTATATTATATTTAATTGGATTATTAGATAAATCATATAAATCTTCTAGTGGACTATTTAAATTATAAATATCTTCTACTTTATCATAAAACTTTCGTCTATGTTTATTTCTATCAATTCTCTCTACCGCATTATATCGATCATAAAAATAAGAATATTTTTGCTGATTTAATAAATAAGCTCCACCTAAATAATTACCAGAAGTATCAACATAATTATTAGATAAATCTTTTCCTCTTAATTTTAATTTATTTCTTAAATCTTTTTCATCTGGTTCTGTTCCAAATACTTTTAATAATAAAGTAGAAATTAAAGTCATCATAATAATTGGAATAAATACCAAAAACCAAGCAATTACCTTATATCCTAAATCACATAAAATATTTAATATTAATGAAAAAACAATCATAACTATAAATTTTATAAATGCATTATTTATAACGCCTTTATATAAATCAATAAAAATTTGTATTAGTGAAAAACCAATAAAAATTAAAGTAGGTGCGCAATTATAAGATAAAATCATATTATATATTATAATATCTGTATATAATATATATTCTATTATTAATTAATTTCTAATTTTATGTTTTCACTATTAGATTTTTCTATTAATTTAATTAATTTATCTAATTTCGAATTCAAATTACTGAAATTATTTTCATTATAATTTAATGAATCTTTTGTATCAACTTTTGTATCAACTTTTGTATCAACTTTTGTAATTTGTGCTATACTATCATTTTCCAGTTTATTTTCTAATTGTTTTATTATTTCATCTTTTTGTACTAAAAGTTTTGAAAATGCATTTAATTGTTCTTGTTGTTTCTGTATAATTTGAACTATTTGCTGATTATTTAATTCAATACTTTGTCCATTTTGATTTAAAATAATTTTACCATCTGCTTGTTGTTTTCTTTCATTTGTAAGCGTTTTTCTTTCTTCTTCAATTTCTTTAATTTGTTTTAATACATCTGGTTTATTTTTTGGTTCTCCCGGTTCATAATTTTTTAATAATTCATCTATTTTATTCATATAAAATTCTTTTGTTTCTTCATCTTTTACAAATTCATCGACCGTTCTATTACATTCTTTTTGAAATTGATTTTGTCCATGTTCTAATAATTTTTTTTTATCAAATGTATTTTGTATATGTGAAAATACTAAAATAGTTTTTTTTGGCTCTAATTGAACAAATGGAACTTGATAATTTTTTAAAAATGATTTTTCTTCTGCTAATGCTGCATGATTATTATAACTAGTATCTTTTAATAATTCTCTTTTAAATGCAAATGTTCCTGCAGTTGCATGATTAGGATTATATGGACCAAATTGCCACATTTTTTGAATATGTTTAAACCAAATATAAATTTCACTTGCTCCAGCACATAACGCATTTGGATGACTTAATAACATATTTACAGAATGTGAAACTCTTTGAATTGGGTAATAATCATCATCATCCATATATACTAAAATATCTCCACGTGATTTATCATGCATAATATTTCTTTTTTTTCCAAGGGGCATCTTAGTATCATATTTAAAGTATTTTACTTGAGGAATATTCTTTACCAAATCCTCAATTGGATCTGTTCCATCATCAATAATAATCCATTCCATTTTATTAGCTGGATAATCTTGATTTAAAAAATTTTTAATACACATAGGCCAAAATGGACGTCTATTAAATGTTGGAGTGCAAACACTAACAAATGGTAAATTACTTTTATCTTTGTTTTTTTTATTTTTTCCCATAATATATTTTTAACAATAATTATATTTATATATTTATTTATAAATATATATAATTAAATACTAGTTTTCAATCCTTTAAATGATTTATAAACTATAATAATAACCAAAATCATAGACATTACGCCCGTTGTTATTGGATCTAATGAATTTGCGGCTGAACCAATTACTCCTATACAAAATAATATTGTTAATAAATCTGCATGACTTTTTAATATACTAAAGCATTCTAATGGATTACTTAATGGTATGTAAATAAAATTAAATAATATACTCAAACTTAGATATATCATGGCAATTATTACCATACATAAACCAATAATCATATGAAGTAGTGTTAAAAATATTAATGGGAAAAATAAAAATAAATTTTTTAGTATATTTAATATTTTTGTATTTAACTTTGCTTCTGCTAATGGATAAAATAATTCTGGTCTAAATATTCTATAATAATTTGTCGGTATATTACATCTATCTAAAACTGATCCATATAATTTTCTAGGAAACATTGTAGCTAATGGAGCTATTATAAAACCTAACATTACAATAGTACCTGCCAAACTAATCACTCCTCCTAAAAGAAATCCTGGACCAAATAAAAAAGTATTAGATTTTGTTAAAAATGTAAAAATTGGCCATATCAATCCTGTTAAAAATAAAAATACCATATTGCTTAAAAACGGATTAAATTTTATTACTTTTTGATAACCCAATGATAATTTACTAAAAATACCATTTAATACAATTCTTGCTACTAGTATTGGAAATAAGAAAAAGTAACTTATTGTTTTTGCCAATATTAATATAAATTCACTTTTAATATTATTTGCTGCAAAATCAGCTATATTGTATGGTATTGGTTTTTCTCCATATATTGAAGTGTCATATGCTAATGTAATGCATTTTGCACCTGCATGTTCATATGCAGCAAAGTTACTAATAATTCCTTGACTTTTAGTGCCACCACTTTGACCTGTTTTATTTTGAGAACAAGCCTGATATGGATAATAACAAATATTATTTGGAAACATATAATCAACTAAACTAATCTTATCTGATTTTCCAATATTTGCACATTTACTTTTATAATATATACATTCTATTGAATTACCATAACGTAACCAAAATTCATAACAAGTTCCAATTATAGCTGTTATTAATAATGACAATATTGAAACTATTATTAATTTAAAAAATTTTGTAATATTATTTGGATCATCAAATAAGGTATTATATAAAGTTTGCACTTTTTCTTTATGACAGATATTTCCCACCTGACCAGTAAAACCTAAAAATTTTAAACCTGTATTGTTATCTTTTGTTAGACATTCCGTATTTTCATTTAAATTATAACAACATCCTTCATTATCTCCATTATAAAAGTCTTCACTGCATTTAACTGCCTTGCTCGACCATTCATTATAACTTTGTGGATTTTCGTCTACCCATTTATTTAAATCAATAGTATTAGTATTTACATCTATATATTTACGTGCGCTTCTAGGAATACAAAATCTAGAATCTTTATATTTATCAATATCTTCTTTGTATAATTGTCTAGTCATTATATTAATATATGTATTTATAATAAAATAAAAGAATTTAAAAATTTATTCTAAATTAAATTATACATATGAGTAAATTTTATTCATTAGAAAAATATTATGATTATAAAGATGTATTAATTTTACCAAAAGCTTCGTCTATTAATAGTAGAAATCAAGTAGATTTAATTAGAACTTTTAAATTTAATAATGGTTTAACTTGGACAGGAATTCCTATTATTGCTGCAAATATGACGACAGTTGGAACACTTGGTGTTTATAAAACTTTAGTTAAACATAAAATTCTTACTGCACTTCATAAATTTATTAAATTACAAGATTTAATTGAATACAATAATAATAATCCAAATAATAAATTAGATCCAGAATATTTTGCTATATCAACTGGAATAAGTGATAGTGATTTTGAAAATCTAGTTAATATTATGGATAACTTTTCATGTAAATGGATTGTTATTGATATTGCAAATGGATATATTGATAATTTTAAATCTTTTTGTAAAAAAGTTACAGAAAAATATAATGATAAAATTATTATTGCTGGAAATGTATCAACTGAAGAGGGGGTTGATGATTTATTAGAATGTGGAGTTGATATTGTAAAAGTTGGAATTGGCGGTGGTAGTGCATGCACTACTAGAATTCAAACTGGTATTGGAATGCCTCAATTTTCTTGCACGTTAAAATGTAGTGAATCAAAAAAAAATAATAAATATATTATTAGTGATGGAGGAATTACTTGTCCTGGTGATATTGCTAAATCTTTTGGTGCAGGTGCTGATTTTGTAATGATTGGTGGTGAATTTGCTGGACATTTTGAAAATCCTGGAGAAGTTATTGAAGAAAATGGTGAACATTATAAGTTCTTTTATGGAATGAGTTCATCTTATGCTATGAAAAATAATTATGCCAGTAATAATAATACTAATTATCGGTCTTCTGAAGGTAGAGAAATTAAAGTAAAATATAAAGGAATGTTAGATAACACTGTTAAAAATTATTTAGGTGGATTAAGAAGCACATGTGCATATACAAATTCATTATCTATTGAACAATTAAGTTCGAATTGTAAATTTATTTTGGTAAATAACCAATACAATAGTAATTTAGTTAATGGAAAATAAATAATATTATTTTATAATTATAATATAATATTATGAAATTGAATAATATGGTGAAATTTATTATATTAGTATTAATTGTAGTATCTTGTTTATCTATTTTATATTTTATTCCATTTTCTATTAAAGAAGGTTTAAATAATATTGATTGCTCTAAATGTGAAATTAAACCTAGTTCCGGTAATTGTATACAAATAAAAGATTTAAGTTATGCTGATTTTGGTGAAAATATTCAAGATATAGATTTTGATGTTATTGATACAAGTTATGTATTTTGTCCTTGGACTCCTAATTGTGATAATTTAAATAATATAATATCTCAATCAAAAAGACTTGAATTAGTAAATAACAATATAGAAACCGGAATTAAAAATAATGTTCAATGTTGTAAAGATGATACCTTTTATAATAATAATACTATTAATATTAATATGTTGCCACAATTAAAACACGTTAAAAATATATGCACGAGAATAAATGCTAGCAATAATCGTATTAATATTGCTAATCGAAATAATAATGATTATTTAAAACTAAGAGTATTGTGTAATCAAACTGATTTATCTGGACTTTATTTTAATAAAGAAGTTAAATTTTCTGGAAATATACTTAAAGATCCTAACTTAAGTATTCAAGAAATTATTGATTATCAAAATATTTTAGAAATTAAATTAGCTAATACTGGTGGAGAAACTAAAAGAAATCAACAAGTTACTTTATTAAATAATGAATTAAAAAGATTAGATTTAACTAATCCTGATCATATGAATAGAAAAATAGAAATTCAAAATAATTTAGCAAATAATTTCTTTTTATCTACTATTTCTAATGAAACGTTTCAATATAAATTACTTGATATTGCCGGAAGTGAATTAGGAGAAAGTTATATTTTACAAGAAAATGAATTTTTTAATTGTTTTGGAAACAAAGAAAGGATTAAAACTTTTGAAGATATTAGCTTTTCTGCATCTGATTTAAAAAAATTCAATGAAGAAAATTATTTTGATATTGATGATAATGCATCTTATAAAACTATTCAAGACACCATGCAAAGACCATATCCATCTGCCGAAGATTTTGAGATGGAACTAAAAAATCTACCCCCAATTCAAAAATCTGATAATGTTTCTGCATCTGTTATCAGTAATTATCTTAATTCTATTAATTCATTTTATTTAAAACAATTTAACGCTTTAATTGCACCAAGAACTCATGCTGTTCCTCATACTCTTCAATTTGATAATAATTCTTTATCTACTAAACCTAGCACTTTTTTTGTATATGATGGTTCTATAAACACTAATTTCGATTGTGAACCAAGTGTAACTAATGATGATAAATTCAAATATTGTGGCCCTGCTTCTTATTATACTGAATTTAAACCTTAAAGAAATTCTTTAAATACTTTTTATAATATATTTAAAAGTATTTAATTATTTTGAACTTCTTTGTTTGGAAACTCTTATTGTTCTTAATGAAGCTCTTTTACTTGGTCTTCTATTTGAACTTGTAAATTTTCTATTACGTGAACTATTAATAGTTATTGATTTTCTAGATGGGTCTGTTTTTTTTGGTGATTTTGATACATTAGAAAAATGTTTCTTCATATTTTTTTCATATTTATTCATTGCTTTATCATCTTCTAATAATAGTAAATTATTTATTTTCATTGTTTTTACTTTCTTTTCTAAAATATTTCTGTATTCTTGTTCTTCTATAGACATTTTATTAGGAAAGAATTTAATTGCTGGCTCACATACTTCATTAAATACCTTTCTTAATTTTTCTTTTGGTAATTTTACAAATTTTTGAACTATAACTCTATCTAATTTATCTAATTTACTTAAACTTAATTTTGCTGGGGCTGATTTAATTTTTCTAGATGACATTGATTTTGTTTTACTTAATGAAAATGATTTTACATTTTGTGATAAACCCCGCGCTTTTTTCGCTGTTCTTTTTCTTCTTTTTCCTCCACCTTCAAAATATTCTATTAATTCTTCATGTGTTACTTCTTCTGATGTCATCATTATTATTGCTAATTTTAAATTTGGTATTTCTTCTTTTTCCAAAAAATTCTCTAATTCTTTCTCTTTTTTATCAAAATTTTCTGCTCTTTTTCCACCTTTCTTTGCTATTTCATTTATTATAGCACTAGAATATCCATTCTCTTTTAATATTTTCTCTGACATCCATATTACAAAAAATTCACATAGTTGATCTAAATTTACCACCTTTGATTTATTTACTTCTACTTTTGCTGCTTCTTGAAATTCTTCTCTCCATTCTGATTTAATTGTATAATCAAAATTAAATCCATAATCTTCTTCTGCTTCTTCTGGTAATGTTGAATTTGGTTTTAATAAATTTAAAAATTTATTTAATGCAAATTTATGAAGTCTTCCTTTACATGAATTTGGCGGTGTTAGTTTACTAGGATCATTAAATCCTATTATATAGTCTCTTGTTATTTTTTCATCTACTGCATCTGTATTTCCTTCATTATAATGTTTTAATGTATTTACTATTGATGGTGTTGGTTCAATATCCATTGTCATAATAAATTTCTCTGCTACTTGTGAATGAATTGTTACAAACCTTTCTACCATGCCCAATGTACAACTTCTTCCTCCTGCACCATGCGCATTAAATACATCATAAAAATAAAATTCAAAAAAATTATAAATATAACTTGCTGGACAATCAAATAAAAATAATAATGAATCTAGAACTAACTCTAACCAACACCATTTTCCAGATGTTCCACCTCGTAATGGATTTTTTTGACTTGTTAATATATTTATAAAATCATCTGTTATTATACTTTCAAAATCTATTTTTAATTTTCTTAATTGCTCTTCACTATATTGTATTTTATCTGCTATTATGATAATAATAAATTTATCAAATGTTAATTTTACATTTTTTTTTAAATTCGAAGGCAAATCTCCATTTGTTTTTATTTGTTCTATAAATGCCCTATACATTTCTATTGCTGGATGAATATCTTCAACATTATTTAATTCATCTTTACATAAATTATAAAATGCTTTGTAATTTTCTCTATTATTTATTATAAATTGTGCTCTTGAATGTGTTTCGTTTGCATTATTTTGTAATTCACCAAAATTTATATGATCAGTATTTAATGCTAATCCTATATCAATTGTATTTTCAAAATCAGTATTTTCATTTGTTACTGAATTTCTAAAATTTACTCCTGTTATTTTTGCTACCTGAAAAACAGTTCCTATTAAATTACAATTTGTCATATCTGCATTTGTTAAATCTACATTAGTAAAATTTGCTGCATTTAATGTTGGTCTTCCTGAACTATCTTTTGCAATTTTTGTAAAATCAAATGATTCAAAACCATCTAGTCCTTGAAATCTACAAGTTTTCAAATTTGCTTCATTAAATGATGTTGGCGGAATAAAATATAATATTCTATTATCATGAGTAGTAATATAATCCCATGCTCTGATATTTTTTGATTTTATAAATTCCTCTGCATTAGTAAAACCTGCATTTATATAATCTCTATTTTTTAATTCATAAACATGTTTATGAGAATCTGACACTCGTAAACTTTCCCTTGTATATGAATCTTTTACAAACTTATTATGTAATAAATCTCCTACATTAACATTTATTTCTTTCATATCTATTTTTTTTGGATCTTTTAATATTCCAGATGAAGGAACTGTTAGTGCAAATCCTCTTCCTAACCAATTTATTTGTTCTATACAATTAACTCTTGCTGCAAAATCTCCTTTTTCTAAATTACAATAATCAAAATTTGTTCCTAATAAATTATTACATATAAAATGACAGTTTTTCATATCTAATATAGTGTTATCTCCAAATGCTGCTTCATAATTAAATACAAAATTTATTAGATTACAATATATAAATTTAACTTCATTCAATTTACAGTCATTTGTAATTAAACAATTAAATTCATTCTTAGCTGCATTTGAAAATAAACATCTCACAAAATCAGTTTGTATTAATTTTGAATTCTTAATTATACAACAGCTACCTGTTAAGTTACAATTTTCAAATATACAATTAATTAATTCACAATCTTCAAACATAAATTTAGAAAAACATGTTGACGAAAAACGTATATTTTCTAATTTGCAATTAACAAATTTTACATAATTGAAATCTATTGACACAAATCCACTTTTACCTGTCGGCACCTTGTATGGAAAGGCCGATTGTATTAGATTACAATTTATAAATAATGTTGGATTTGTTTTATCATTAGCATGAGCATAACCGCTAAACATAAAATTATCAAATTTACAATCTTCATAAATAAGGTGTGGAGAATTTATAATATTTTTTCTTCTAATATTTAATACATCTTTATTTCTAGATGCTCTTCCAAATATTTCATCTACGTAACTGAAGTTCATATTATATTTAGTATCAACTAATCCTAACCTTTGTGATATTGTCCCCATTGGATATCTAAATTGGGTATTAAATTTAAAATTACACTTATAAAATCTTGTTGCTCCAAGACTTCTATCAAATCCATGGACTTGATTTGGTTGAATTATTGAACCTACATTCAAAGTTATAAATTTTACACCAAAAAAATCACATTCTTCAAATAAACAATTTTCTAATTTTGTATTTTCAAATTCCATAGTATCATAAGTTCCTTTTTTCTTTTCAGATCTTAAAGTTTGTTTTCTATCTAATATATTCATATATTCATCTGCATAAACTCCTTTAAGAAATTTACATAATTTAAAATGAATTGTAGTAAAATTCGTACTTTTAAATCCCGTATTTACAAATATAGAATTTAATATTTTTTTAACAAGAATTCCTTTTTCATATCCTAATGACTTCGCTCCAAATTTACAATAATATAAATACAAATTTTTTATAACATTTGGTGTTCCCCTAAGTCTTAATTCTTCTAATATTTTAATTCTATAAGCAGCTTTTACACCTAAACCAGTACACAAATAATCGCCTAAACTTTTGTATTTTTCATCAATAGCTATTTTTTTTCTGTAACTTTTACTAATAATTGTTGCTGCTAATGATTTACCTTCTTTCTTTTTTAATGTTAAACTTTTTATTGCTGATTTAATTGTGTCTGCAGCTTTATTTTGTTTTGCTGCTAAAATTAAAGCTTCTACTTGTTTTGCTTCACTATTTACTTCTTCTATATGTTTTAATAAAAATTCTCTTAATCTTTTAATATTATCAGACATATATAATATAATTATATATTAATGAAAAAGAAATACAATAATATTTTAAAATACAAATTATATTTATTATTTATTTTAATTGTAATAATTTATTGTGTAAATGGATATAGTATAGAAAGATATTATCAATTATATCCAACTATTAATGTTTATCCTAATAATTTTAAAGAAGTTAAAATTGTTGAAAAATATGTAAAAGAAAAAAACCAAATAATGGATGATTTTATTAAATTGACAGATAAAAGTGTATCATATGCTTTTCAAGATCTTGTAATCGAATCAAGAGAACAATTAAGTAAAATGGAAAGAGAGATAGTGCCATTTATTACATTTTTTAAAAATTTATTTAATAGAGCAAGACCCAAACAAATTAATAAAAATCTTAATGTTTTTGAATCTATTTCAGCTAACACCCCAGCATTTCCATCTGGTCATACTTGTCAAGCATATTATTTAGCAAAAAAATTAAGTATTAAATATCCTGAAAAGAAAGAAGTATTGTTTGAATTAGCTGAAAAATGTGGACAAGCACGAATTTATGCTGGTTTACACTATCCTAGTGACCATGAATTTTCTAAATTTTTAACCAACTTTTTATAACTACATATATATAATGTTAAATAAAACAAGAAAATTATGTGCTAGTTGTTTAAAATTTAATTTCAATAAAACTTTGAGAAGTAGTAATAAAAGAAAACCCAAATGGTTAAATAAAATTGATTATGTTGAAGAATTTGTTAAAAAAAATGCTAATAAATTTACAAATAGACATCCAAAAAACTATAATAAAGTTATGAAAATAAATGTAGGAAAGAAATTTAGTAATAGAAAAATATTATATTGGGCTGCAAAACCTACTAATAAATTGATAATTAATGGTGCTAAAGAAGCATATGGAAATTTTTCAAACAGTGGTGTAGCAACTATTGATGAAAATGGATATGCTAGAATTAAATTTTTAGTCCCTCAAAACTATAAAACTGTTGTTAAAAATGAAAAAGATTATACTACTTTTTTTAAACATATTCATTACGTTATTTCTAACAAAAATAATACTAATTGGATTTTCAGTATCTTTACAAAATTATTTCACAATAATTATGATTATAAAAAACTATTACAAAAATTAAATTCAAAAGAAGTTATAGTTTTGAATGTATTACCATGTGAATATTATGCAATAGATCACATTCCCAACACTTTTAATTTACCAGTTTCACAAATAAAAAAAATGTCTATTAATGAATTGAATACATGGTTTAATTCAATTATTAATTTACATTATATAAAACTACAAAAATTATTAAATAAGAAATTAAAACTATATGAAATACCAATAATTTGTTATTGTGCACATAATGAATGCAGTGCTTCTAAAAATGGCGCAGAAGAATTAATGAAAAAAGGATTTGTAAATGTTAGTCTATATGAAGATGGTATGAGAGATTATAACAAACAAAATAAAAATTAATATATTATTTAAATCTTTAAATAATATATATGTTATGACAAATTATGATATAATAATAATTGGCGGAGGAATTAGTGGAATATATACTATGTATAATTTAAAAAAAAAATATCCAAAATTAAAAGTTTTATTATTAGAAAAAAATAATAGATTTGGTGGTAGAATATATACATATTTTGAAAAAATTAATGGACAAACCTATAAAATGGATTTAGGAGCCGGAAGATTAGGATTTCATCATAAAAAAATAATGAATTTATTACATGATTTAAAATTAAAAAATGAAATTATTCCTATTACAAATACAGAAAATTATATTGAATATAACAAAAAAACAAATAATGTAATTAATAAATCTAAAGAAAAACAATTAATTAGCGATTTATTATTTAAATTTTTTAATGGTTCAAAAATTGCTAATCTTAGTCATAGTTTATTAAAAAAATTAAATTTAAATCAATTATTTACTAAGTTTTTTTCAAAAGAAATGTGTAAAACTATACAAAATACATTTGAATATAAATGCAAATTAAAATATTTTAATGCAGATGATGCTGTATATTATTTTAAACATGATTATAATAAATATAGTAAATTTTTTATTTTAAAAAATGGATTACATATTATGATTGATGGAATGTTAGATAAAATAAAAACTAATAAAAATTATATTTTTAAAAAAAATATGAATGTTAAAAAAATTAATTATGATGTCGAGAGAAATCTATATAATATTAAATATAATAGTATAAATTCTACACATAGTGTATATTCTAAATTTGTTATATGTGCTTTACCCAGAAAAGATTTAATTAAATTTGATATTCTCTCCTCATATACGAGAGAATTAAATACTATTAATGAAATTGCTAAAATGCGTATTTTTGAAATATATGATACTAAAACTACTGATGCATGGTTTAAAGATTTACCAAAATTATCTACTAATGATGAATTACAATTTATAATTCCCATTGACCCAAAATCAGGATTAATTATGTCTTCATATAATGAAAATCTCTCTACTAATCAAAATTATTGGCTTAATTTATACAATAAAAGTAAAAAGAATTTTAAAAGTAAATTAAATCAAAAGTTAAATAATATATTCAGTGTTTTTAATATAGTTGTGCCACAAAGTATATATGTAAAATTATATTATTGGTCTATGGGTGTTGCTGCATGGAAAACAAATGTAGATAGTAAGTATATCTCTCAAAAAATAATAAATTTAATGCCAAATTTTTATATTTGTGGAGAGAATTATTCAAATTATCAAGCTTGGTGTGAAGGTGCATTACAAACCTCTGAAGAAGTTACCAACAGAATTTCTTGTATTTTAGATAATATGAAACATAATAAAACAAAAAAAAACAAACCCTGATTTCAATCAAAATTTATTAAATCTCCACAAATTATATTTGGCAATTGTTTCATTATCTTATTTTGCAATTCTATATTTAATTTTTCTAAAATTTCATTCTTTTTTTCTAAAATTTCATTCTTTTTTTTAATTTTATATAATTCATCTTTATATTCATAATTTAACTTTTTAATTTGTCTTAATTCTTTACATTTATTATCAAATGCATCATTTAAATTATCTGAAGAACCAAATTCTTCTTTATATAATTTATTGGCAGGATGAAGACATCTTTTCTTGTGTTTCGCAGTATTAAAATGACTAGCAATCATACTTGAATATCTTTTTGGATAAAATGTATTTCCACAACAAATACAACCAAGTGGAAATTTATTTTGTAAATCTCTTATATTTAAATCTATCTTTTCTGTATTAGTTTCATTTATTTTTGGTTCATAATTTGGTAAAACTTCAATAATTGACATTTGATTATTTATTATTAAATTTAAATTTTTAAATTAATTTAAATTTATAAATTAATTTAAATTTAACACATAAATCAATATATATTTGGTTTACATATAGAACAAATAATTTTACTAGTAAATTTAGTTTCAATATTTACATTTTTCCAATTTGTATTTTTATTACAATTATTACATACAAAATACATATGTTCAATATCTAATAATCCTAACCCATCTTCATTATTTAAACGTATATCAATGAAATCATATATTAAATCTATAAGTTTTTCTTTAGATTTACATTTATATGATATATCTAAAATCCCTCTATTATATAAAATATCAATAATATCATCTATTTCCCATGAAATTTTGTATGCTTGATATTCACAATATATTTTAGTATCAAACATATTAAATAAGCAATTATAAATAGATTTATAAAAACAATCATATATAGTGCAGCCAGCTCCACAGTACTCTCTTATATTCCATCTATTATCAAAAGGCTTTATAAATTTATTTATATTATTTTCAATACCATCTCTTAAAATTTTTAAACTTTTTTTTTGTTTTTGATAATATTCATCTTCATTTTTAAATATCAATTCTGGACATTTATTTTCCATTATTATTTTTTCATCAAGTTTTAATTTATTCATAATATCGCATATTTCTTTATCATATAATACTGACGATGCTTTAATTAAACTTTCCATATACATAAAATATATTAAAATCATAGTTTTAATATATTTACTACAAAAACAAAAAAATAATAATTAATTATTTTAATAATATATAATGAAAAATATAAAAAATAAAACATTAAAAATTTGTTCTTTAAAACCTTTAACTGGATATAACAGAGATGGTTATTGTCGTCCTGTTATCTATGATTATGGTAGTCATTTAGTATGTGCTAAAATGAATAAAAAATTTTTAGATTATAGCAAGTCAATGGGTAATAATTTAAATAGTGTTGTTAAACAAGGTGATAATTGGTGTATATGTCAAGATAGATATTATGAAGCATATAAAGCAAATAAAGCACCAAAAGTAATAAAAAATGCAACATCTATAAAGCTAAAACCATATATTAGAAATATTTTTACAAAAAAGTTAAAAGGAGGCAAACTATTACCCTATTTAAGAAAATTGTCAAAAGAAAATAAAAAACATATTTATAAATTATATGATCCTCAATATAAGAGAATTTTGGCAATAGAAGAAGGAATACATGAAAAAAAAAATAAAACAAAAAAAGATAAAATAAGAGCTGCAAAAATGAAAAAAGCAAGATTTAATGTTCTAAGATTATATAGAAAAAATAATGACAAAAAGGGATGTAAAAATTTTACAAAAGATATGAAATATCTTGATAAAAAATATAATTTGGGAAATACAAATAATATTTGTTAATTTAAAATATTCAAATAATTTTAATACGCCAATTATTTTAAAATTGATATAGAAAAATATTTTATTTTTAACACAATCATAATGTATTGCTTGATAATTCATTCATACTTAAATTTTATTCCATACTCAAATTTTAACAGTAAAAATTATAATAAAAATACAAAATTAAATGTAAAAAATTACTCTAATTATAATTTTATATATAGAGTTAATAACACATATATGCAAAAAAACTACCTCAATAAATATAGTAATCTACTCGCTTTTGATACTAGCAAATTTACTATATACTCTGCGCCTATTACCAAAGAGATAAAACCTATTGTCAAAAAAGGAAGAATCCCTAATATGATAATTAATAAAGTTACCGATTACACAGAATTAAAAAATGCATTTAATTATGCTTTATGGGGATATGTTATTGTCTCCATTTTTGTTCGGCCACCTCCACCACCCCCTCCACCTTCACCTCCTATGAAACCTCTTCTTGTAAGTGAGAATATTGTTCCTTTATGGCGTAAAATCCACCCTGATGTTATTTTGGCGAGCCAAAGCATTGGTGTCTTCATCGCTAGTATCTACCTATCCATTTTACTTGGATAATTTCTTCATGTAGCTTAAATATCAATTTATTTGATATAATTAATTCTATATATTATATTTAATAATTTATATATTATTTATCATCAAGTTTACCACAAATAAATATGACTTAAAATTTTTGCATTATAATATCCTTTTGATTTCTTTTTTTCTAATTTAATTGCTTCACCTCTTTTTTTTGTTCCAGAATGTCTAGCATAATAACGCTGCATTCTTTTTCTAGTATTATGGTTTTTATATGCATATAATTTTAACGGAGTTCTATCTTTATATTGTGGATAATCACTTGCACCAAAGTGTATTTTTCTTACTTTTTGAGTTTTCTTATCTCTTACATATGCAGTATATTTTTTCATTTTAGGACCTCTCTCAAATTTTATTATTGTTTCTTTCATATATTTAATATATATATATATATATAAATATTAAAATTAAAATATGCAAAAAAATAAATTTTATAATTTGTATAATACATTAGTTTCTAATCCAAAATCTTTATATACATATACTTTATGGATTACAATATTTAGTATATTATATTTTTTTAATTATTTACCCTATTCTTTATTATATACTACATCTATTGTAATCATAATAGTTTCATTATGGCAAATATTTATAGGTAACAAAAATATTTATTATAAAATCACAATTTTTTTGTATGAACTTATTTTATTTATATTAAATTATTACAAGCATTTTTACTATGATAAAAAAAAATTATTTGAATTAAATGATATATTATTCAATATTCTTTTGTTTATTATGTATAATATATTTTTATTATTTAATAAAACTAATTTTATTAATATTTATTTAAAACCTCCATATTTTTAAAATAATTTTTTTGTTTAATATTTTATTATAGTTTCGTGCATTTAATAATAAAATATTATATATTAATAATTTAATTAAAATATTTTAAACATAAAAAACAAGATAATCCTACTAATAAACCTACTATCAAAGAACTTGTAATCATTACTTGCTTATGATGAACTAACATATGCATTATTTGTGATTTAAATGTTAAATTTTCTGCACCGTTTGGTGGTTTAATTTCTTCTTTAGTTGCCAATGGAAAAAAACTATAAGAAAGAATAATATTTAAAACTATTCCTAATATTGCGGCTATCAAACTATTTCTTAAAATATTCATGTTATAAAATATAAAAATATTAAAATATTAAAATATATAAATATGCGAAGATTAATTTTTATTAATAAAACTGGTAAAAATGAAAACAAATATATTATTGGTTCTGGTATTAATCCGCAAAGTAGATTTGTAAGAAGTGCATTAAAAAAAAACTCAAGTAATAACTCACAAGGTAATTGTTGTGATTTTAAAAATACACCTTCAATACCCAAATTAATAATATCATATGTTGTAAGAAATATTGATTTAACAGATTTAGATGAAATAGATAAACAAAATTTAATTAATCAAATAAAAACTGATTATGCTAATAATTTAAATATTAGTCGTAATTTAATTATTATTAATTTGATTCAAGGTTCTTTAATTATACATGTAACAATTAAATCAGAAACACCTAATTTAGAAAATATTAAAAATCTAATTAATAATAATACAAGTATAAATAATAATGTTAAAAATAATATTAAAACCAATTTAGATGATATTATATCTGGAGAAGTATCAATAGAAGAACCTATCATTTCTGAAGAAGTTTTACCATCAATAACTAAAATATGTATAACCCCTATATCTAATGTAAATATAGTAAGTTCTTCTGGAAATAAATATGTATTTAATAATTCATCTACTTATAATCCTTTTTTTAAATATAGTCTTAATAATGGTTATTATGAATTTACAAATATATCATCTAGTCATCCAATGGCTATATTAAATGCTAATAAAACTAATTTAATAACTTATACAGGAGATCCTAATAAAAAATTTACTAAAGTTGTAGCTGGAACAACCGCTGATGGCACATATGATTTTTATTATGGCACTATTAAAGTATATGTTTATGGTGATTTTAATATTTTAAGTGTTTATTGTTATTATCATGGTTACATGGGCGGGGAAAATTTACTAACATATAAAAATAGTTGTTCTAGTAATCCCATTAACTATCCTACTATGACAATTAGTAGTAGTACTGTAGATGATGGAGACACATCTAATGATGCTTCTATTAGTTTAACATTTATTTCCTCAGTAGCAACAACTAATTTTGTTCTAGGAGATATTACTGTTACTAATGGTTCAATAAGTAGTTTTGCTGGTTCAGGAACAACCTATACAGCAACATTTACACCATCGGCAGCAGGCCCTACAACAATAAAGGTTGATGCGAATACATATACTGATGGCATTGGTAATAATAATTTAGCATCAAGTGTATTTAATTGGGATTATGATAATACACAACCAACTATGACAATTAGTAGTAGTACTGTAGATGATGGAGACACATCTAATGATGCTTCTATTAGTTTAACATTTATTTCCTCAGTAGCAACAACTAATTTTGCTCAAGAAGATATTACTGTTACTAATGGTTCAATAAGTAGTTTTGCTGGTTCAGGAACAACCTATACAGCAACATTTACACCATCGGCAGCAGGTCCTACAACAATAAAGGTTGAAGCGAATACATATAC